ATCATCAACTACGTTGAACTACCCCCTGATACTATTACTGTCCCTATAAACTGGTATTTTTACGACACAACCTACGTATACACAACAGACACTTTAATTGAATACTCTTACGAGTACGATATGGTAGAAGTTGATTGCGAAACAGGAAGCCCTTGTATAAGCCCATACGAAGGATGTGATATATACATACCTAATTCTTTTACACCAGATAATGATGGTGTCAATGACTACTGGGGTGCATATACTGATGACAGCTGTTGGATATCTTGGATATTAAAAGTTTTTTCTAGAAGTGGTGAGGTTGTTTGGGAGGGCTTTCATCCTGATGACATATGGATCGGAGGGGATGAATATTATTTACCTTCTGACGTTTATGTATATAGACTTCAGTGTGAGGGCTATGGAGAGTCCTATGTTATAAACGGTCATGTCTCTTTGATCCGATGAAGAGTGTTTGTTTTTTTATGGTCTATCACAAAAGGTTTTCTTTGACAAGAATGTCAATATCGCACATGAGCGATGTCATAGAAGACTTTAAAAAAGATGGATTTGAAGCTACTGGAATTGTAATTGGTGACGACAAAAGACAAGAGGAGTTTTGTTCTGACAGAGGAATAAAGCACTACATGTACCCTAACGATCCTCTTTCTTATAAGTTTCAGTTTTCATGGTTGACTTCTATTCACGCTCAAAAAGACTATATCTGTTGGATGGGCAGCAACAACCTTCATAGCCAGGAATATTGGGACAAGTGTAAAGAGAAGTTGTCTGGAAAAAAGACAGCTACGTTTGGGTCAAATAAGTTTGTTGTAATGAGTACTGACCCCAACAAAGATGAGACTTGCGTTTTCAATACAAGAGGAAAATATCTGGTTAGTTCTGGACAATTCTTCCTTACGTATTCTCTAGAAAATTCAGTAGACTTATTTAAGGTCTACAACAAGGATCAAACATTTGATTTTGACGGAAAAATTTTAGAGGAGATGACCAATAAGTGGGGGTGGGATATAATCGATTTGATATCAGAAGATCCAGAAGATTGTCTTGACATAAAAGACGATCTTAATATACATAGCTACGAATCTTATATTAGTAAAACTATTTACCCTAGGTATCTAAAAAGATCAGAGTTAATTAAAAAATACGTTCGCTTGCAAGAGTTGATTCAAGGTAAGTACGATGAATGAAGATGTTATTAAAATTGATCCCAACGGTACGGAAGGAGAAATCATTGATGTCGGTGGACTACAGATTATGCTTCCCAAGAAGCCGCCGAAAAAAGAGATCCTCTTTAGCGAAAAAACCAAAGATCTGCAAATGTGGGAAAGGATACCTATGCCAAACGAGCTGCGTAGGATTAAGTCTATGGATGAGTGGGGGGAGATGCCAAGGGAATTCCGTGAACGTTTCAGTCCATACATCGAAAAAGAGTTTAGGCGTAGACGTGATGGCGTTTGGTTTTACAACAACGGTGTGCCTACGTACATTACAGGTAGACACTACATGGCCCTACAATGGACCAAGTTCGACATAGGTTACCCTAATTTTCTTGACTTTCAAAGAAAAATATTTATACACCTGGCGGCATGTGAAGCGGACCAAAGATGTCTAGGACAGCTATATACTAAGTGCCGTAGAAGCGGATACACCAACATATGTTCTTCAGTAATTGTAGATGAGGCTTCTCAGGTTAAAGAAAAACTTCTTGGAATACAAAGCAAGACGGGTAAAGACGCACAGGAAAATATATTTATGAAGAAGGTTGTTTCTATGTTTAGAAATTATCCATTCTTTTTTAAACCTATTCAAGATGGAACCACAAACCCTAGAATGGAGCTGGCTTTTAGAGAGCCTTCAAAAAAGATTACAAAGAAAAACAAAACAGCTCAGGTCGGGGATGCTCTTAACACAGTAATTAATTGGAAAAACACCACTAACAATGCGTATGACGGTGAAAAACTTCACATGTTATACTTAGACGAAGCAGGAAAATGGGAAAAACCTACAGACATAAGAGACGCCTGGAGGATTCAGAGGACATGTTTGATAGTCGGGCGAAAAGTAATCGGAAAGGCGCTCGTAGGAAGCACCGTAAATCCAATGAACAAAGGTGGAAAGGAGTACAAGGACCTATGGGAGGACTCGAATCCTATGGAGAGGAATTCGAATGGGAGGACTAGATCTGGGCTGTATAGGCTTTTTATTCCAGCTCAAGAATCATTAGAGGGCTTCTTTGATAAATATGGAAATCCAGTGTCAGAAGACCCACCTGATATTGTAGAGGGGTTAGACGGTGAGGGGATATCTATTGGGGCTAAGACGTATTTAAAGAATGAAAGAGAAGCTTTTAAGCAACAGCCATCTGAACTCAATGAGATTATAAGGCAATTTCCTTTTACCACAGACGAGGCGTTTAGAGACAGCATAGAAGGAAGTCTGTTTAATATCGGTCAGATATATGAACAGATAGATCACAACGACAACTTATTCCCTAACCCAGTTGTACAAGGAAATTTTGTATGGAAAGAAGGTCAAAAGGACACAGAGGTGCTTTTTAGGTCAGACCCTACTGGGAGATTTTACGTCTCTTGGCTACCCCCTAAGCATCTAAGAAACATTAAAAAGGAGTCATATGGAAAATTAATAGCTCCGAACGACATTATCGGATGTGGTGGAGTTGACAGCTACGATATAGACGCTACGGTAGACGGGAGAGGATCTAAAGGTGCACTCCATATGTACAACAAATTTCACATGGAGCATCCTTCAAACATGTTTGTTGTGGAGTATGCGTCTCGACCTCCGTTAGCTAAAATATTTTATGAAGACGTATTGATGTGTGCTTTTTTCTATGGATACCCTCTTCTTATTGAGAATAATAAATACGGAATAGCTAGGTACTTTGAAGAAAGGGGCTATGACGGATATCTTTTAGATAGGCCTAATCACCTTAAAGTTCCTGGGTCTACATCAAATGTTCGGACAAAAGGAGTTCCTTCTAACTCTAATGACGTTATTCATTCCCATGCTCAATCTATTGAAGCTTATATACACAACCACGTAGGTATAAACAGAGAAACAGGAGATACAGGAAAAATGTATTTCAATAGAACCCTAGAGGACTGGATAGGATTTAAAATAACAGATAGAACTAAATACGACCTCACTATTTCTTCTGGTCTTGCTCTTTTAGCGGCTCAAAAAGAAAAAACAAAAGAGGCTGCAAACTTTTCAGAAAAGAAGTTTTTTAGAAGACATAAGCCTATACGCAGAGTTTAATATATTTGCATTTCATAGGAAATAGTATGGCAAATAAATATTCTTCTAATTTTCCTGATCCACTTCTCCCAAAAGAAAAAAAAGAGATGAAGGAGTACGGCCTTAAATATGCTAAGGCTATACAATCTCAGTGGGGCAATGGGAGCGACTATAATTCTTTATTTAGAAAGAGAAGAAAGGTTTTTGACAGAAATAGAGATTATGCTAATGGAACACAAGACACAACCATTTACAAGCAAATTCTTACATCTCTTGATCCTAACAACGGTGACGGCAGCCTTATTAATCTTGATTTTACCCCTGTCCCTATTTTATCGAAGTTTGCTAGGATTGTTGTCAATAAAATCTTATCTAGAGACCCATATCCAAACCTTGAGGCGGTAGACCCTCTTTCTTCTTCTGAAAAGAATAGAAAAAAGAAGAAAATTAACCTTCAAGTTCAAGCTAGAGAGCAGTTAAAAAAGCTTAAGGAGCAGACTGGAATGGTCATAGATATGGACCCAGATAAAGTTCCAGAAACCCTAGAGGAGGCAGAAATACTATTTGACACTAACATCAAGACGGACGCAGAAGTAGCGGCTCAGATTGGAACAAACATGACGTTGGAGTGGAGTGATTTTAACGACTCTACGTATAGAAGGTGTGTTAATGATCTTGTCGCTCTTGGAATGGCTGTGACAAAAAGAAGCAACGACCCTACATACGGCATTTCAGTAGAGTACGTAGACCCAGCCAACTTTATACATAGCTATACGGAAGACCCTTCTTTTTCAGATCTTATATATGCAGGTCATGTAAAAAGAATAAGTATTGCAGAACTAAAAAGACTTGCAGGAGATCAGTTTTCTGAAGATGAATACAAGAAGATACAGACCCTGGCAACAAGGAACAATACAAGCGGAGGACCATACGACTCCACCTATGATAGGCTCTCAGAGAGATACAACATGGGGTATGACGAGTATATGGTAGAGATACTAGAGTTTGAGTTTACGTCTACGGACACCAACTACTACGAAGAAAAAAGAAACCGATTCGGTAACACAAACTTCTACGACAAAGGAAGTAGCTATAAAGAAAAGACAAACAGTGTGTTTTCTAGGACTCCACACAAAATGGAGATAATGAATGTGTATAGCGGGACCTATATCATGGGGTCTGACTACATATTTGATTATGGTCTAAAGACCAATATGCCAAGAAATGTACACGATATAAGCAAAACCAACCTTTCATTTTCTCCTGTTGCAACAAACATCAGGAATATGATTCCTAAATCAATGGTTGACGGGTGTGTAGGCTTTGCAGATATGTTGCAACTGACCCACCTTAAAATACAACAATCTATAGCTAAGGCAAAGCCTGATGGTCTCATAATTGATATTGAGGGCTTAGAAAATGTTCAGCTTGGAAAGGGTGGTGAGTTGGAACCTCTTGATCTTCATGACATTTACGAACAAACAGGTGTCTTCTATTATAGAAGTAAAAATCCTGAGGGCGGATTCCAAAACCCGCCAGTTCGAGAGATTGGAAATAGCATCAGAAACATTAACGAGCTTATTGGGCTGTATAATCATTATCTTCGCATGATTCGTGATGCCACTGGTATAAATGAGGTTATGGACTCATCTTCTCCTAAGAGTGAAGCTCTAGTTGGCGTTCGTGAGCAAGCACTAGCAGCTGCAAATAATGCCATATATGACATAACTAACGCGGCATCTATACTTTATAAAAAGGTTTGCTCAGACATAGTTAAGTGTCTTCAAATACTCCCAGAAGACTCTGTTGTTTCAAATCTTTACAAGAACGCTATTGGAAAAAAGAATGTAGAAATTCTTAGCTCTTTCAGTATGCTGCCCATGTACAATTTTGGAGTTACGGTTCAAAAAGAGATGGAGGATACAGAGAAAGCATACTTGGAGCAAAACATACAAATCTCTTTGTCTCAAAAAGAATTAGATATTGAAGACGCCATGTCTATTAGGTCAATGAAAGACATAAACCAGGCAGAAAGGCTTTTAATTCTTAGGAGAAAAAAGAGAATGGCTAGAAATCAGCAGATAGCTCAGCAAAATATTCAAGCTCAATCTCAGGCCCAAATAGAGGCGACTCAAGCTCAATCTCAAATGAAAGCTCAAGAAATGCAGCTTGATTCTCAGCTTACAGCTCAGGAGTTGCAGCTAAAAAATCAGCTTGAGATTCAACTTGAAACTGTTAAGCATGAGTTTAGAAAAGAAATTGAGACTATAAAAGCTCAAGCCACTCTTGGATTTAAGGAGGATGATCAAGAGTTTAGACAAAAGCTGGAAGTCCTTAAAGAAGAAGGGAAGGATCGTAGAATAGACAAGCAATCTGACAATCAGCAAGAAATGATGGAAAAGAAAGAGGGATCGGAAACAGAAAACATTATGGAATATGGCGAATAAAATAAACCTTGACGTATCAGAAAGGCTTGATATTACTTGCCGAAAAGGTGACACCTTTAGGTTTCAGATAACTATATCTAACTCAGAAAATACATCAAAAGAGGATTTGACTTTAGATAAGTTCTCTATGCAGGTCAGAGGAAAGGCTAATCAAGAAGGTCTAACTGGTCTGCTTCTTTCTACTAATCCAGAGCAAGTTTCTGTAGATAGCGGACCTGATAATCCAGCTCTTCCTCTTAAAGGTATTACTTTGACGCCTGGCGTAATCCCGATAAGCCTTGATAGAGGTTCTAATGTTGTAAGCTCGGCAACTTACGGTGTACTTTCCATATCAGTTGACGCTAACCTAATGTCAGATGTTGTATCTGGAAGATACGTGTATGACATTCAAAGAAGCAGTAATCTATCTGGAGAACAGAAGACTATACTTCAAGGAAACTTTACTGTAAACGACGATATATCTGAGGTTGGTAACTGATAATTATTGCGATGTCTTCTATAAACGTTACCTCTCCATCTACATTAAATGTAAATATAACTTCTTCTGGATCAAACAGAGTTAATGTTTCTTCATCTAGTCCTGAAAACGACTTAGAGATAATTTCCAGTGGGTTTTCTGGTCAAAGAGGATCCACAGGAGTCACTGGTCCTACTGGTGCCACAGGTGCCACAGGTGTTGGTGCGACTGGTGCTACTGGTCCGACGGGCCCCACTGGACCCACGGGGGCTACTGGAGCTGATTCTACGGTTGCAGGCCCCACGGGTCCCACGGGTCCCACGGGCTCCACAGGCCCTACAGGCGCTACGGGTGCAGCAGGCACGAACGGTACGGATGGAGCTACTGGTCCCACTGGCCAAACAGGTCCGACGGGCCCCACGGGAGCCGCAGGCACAAACGGGACCAATGGCGAGGACGGAGTCACAGGCCCAACTGGCCCCACTGGACCCACTGGACCGACAGGTGCTGCAGGCACGAACGGTACCGACGGAGCCACTGGACCGACAGGCCCTACAGGCCCCACAGGCGCTACAGGTGCGGCTGGAGCTGATTCTACGGTTGCAGGTCCAACAGGCCCTACTGGCGCTACAGGCGCTACGGGCGCGGCTGGCACTAATGGAACAAACGGTGTTGACGGAGCTGATGGAGTGACTGGCCCCACAGGTCCTACTGGTGCATCTGGCACAAACGGCACTAATGGTGTTACAGGCGCTACGGGACCAACTGGTCCAACGGGGGCTGCTGGAACAAACGGAACAAACGGCACTGACGGAGCCACGGGAGCCACGGGTCCGACTGGTCCGACAGGTGCCGCAGGCACGAATGGCACTAATGGAGTAGACGGAGCTACAGGCCCAACAGGCCCGACTGGACCTACTGGGGCTGCGGGATCCAATGGAACAAACGGTACTGATGGAGCTACAGGCCCTACGGGTGCTACAGGTCCGACTGGTGCTGCAGGTACGAACGGCACCAATGGTACCGACGGAGCCACGGGAGCCACGGGACCCACGGGTCCGACGGGTGCTGCAGGTACAAATGGCACCAATGGTGGCGATGGATCCACAGGGGCTACTGGCCCTACGGGCCCTACGGGTGCCGCTGGTGCAGACTCTACTGTAGCAGGTCCGACTGGTCCGACTGGTCCGACTGGTCCGACAGGTGCTGGGGTTACTGGTCCGACGGGACCTACTGGCCCATCAGGAACAATACTAAACTACGCCCGTCTTAGGATGAGTAGCACCGTCCTTAATGGAGGCGCTAGTGCTCAGGACTTTAACAGCACGACTTATGTGGTGGCTAAGTTTGACGTGGAAGAAGACAACGAGGGTACAGAGCTAACAAGCGACACGGTAACAGACAATAAGATTACTGTAGCAAGCGCTGGTCACTATAGGATGTCAGCAGCTATAACATTTACGTCGTCATCTGCGCGTGTTACCCCCTCAGTTTCATTTAACATTAATCAAGTTAGGATTATTGGTGAGGCGTATGGATACATTCGTGCGACAAACGGGCAGAACGAAAATGCTTGTAACATTACTAGAGTTATAGCCCTTAGTGCTGGCGATGAGATACAGGTATGTGCTCACGATACATCTACTGTAAATGGATCTTGCTTTGCTGTTGAGGCAATCTTTGAGGTTGAAAAACTAGCCCCTGGAATAGTGGGGGCTACAGGAGCGACAGGGCCAACGGGTCCAGCAGCGGGCTTAGCAGGGGAAGTTCTTGAAATAGAGCTATCAGATGTAGCCTTAACAAACGGAGTTTATGAGGGTCTCATAATGAAGTATGGGTCTTCTACTTTGTCTAGTACTGTTGGAAAAGTTTATGTCTACACATCTAGCGGATGGTCTGCAGCCGATGCATCAGCGGCGTCCACTACAAAAGGAACTCTCGGGTTGAATCTAGGAACTAACTCAGGAACGGATGGGTTGATTACCCAGGGGTTTATAACAACAAGCGCTTACAACACTGCTGGCTGGACAGCTGGAGATGTTTTATACTTAGACGTTAACGCTGAGCAAATGACAAATGATGTTTCTTCATTTGTCCAGAACGATTGCGTTAGGGTGTTAGGGCAATACATTGGTTCAGGATTGGTGCACTTTAATCCATCAGCTGACTACATTGAACTTGCGTAATGCCAGATATAAACGGATACAACGGAATCGACATGGCAAACATTGCATCTATAAATGGACAAACTGTAGAAACAGGAGGAGGCGGTTATGCTACATCAACAACAGGTCTTCTTGTTTGGGGCTATGATGGCGCTCCGAGTGAACCAATTTCCGCTGACTTGTTTGTAGGGGGTGCACCCCCTCCATCTAGCTATCAAGTATGGACTGGAAGTAGTTACCCTGTAAAGAAAATGGATTTTACAAGGTATGGTAGCTACATCCTTGATACAAACGGAGACTTATATAGTGCTTCTCCAAGCACTAGTTATAACTACATTGGCAGGAATTCTAGCACTGGCAGTGCTACAAGTTTTCAATTAGCAAGAACAGGTGTAGATGATATGGCTGCAACTATTCAAGGGTGCATAACGATTGAATCTGGTGAATTGCACTACACTGGTGCTAACATGAGGTACTACCTCGGTACCACAGTGAACTCATATCAAACCTGGACTCAGCTTGGAACCGACACAGACTGGATCTCTATTGATACTCAGACTGCTTTTCCTTACGGAGTAGCTGCAGTTAAAGGACCAACTGCTACTACAGGAAAGCTATACGTTAGTGGGTACCATAATAATGGTAGGCTTGGAAACGGCCTTACAAGTGGAACTACAGAAACACCCGCCTTAAGCAAAACAGATGCTACAACAAATTTTGAAGAGTTTGTAGCTCGAGTTTCTTTTGGTCAGCACAACCTAGGTGTTGTTACGCAAAGTGGCGAATTCTATACCACTGGGTGGGGAAACTATGGAAATACAGGAAGCGGAGTTTCAACTAATAATATATACATGACGCAAATTGGCACTGACACAAACTGGGAGTCGTGTTGGATGGGAAACTTTGGGGGAATCGCTATTAAAGGTGGCCAGCTCTATGGCTCATCATCTAGTACATCCTATCTAAGAATTTATACTGGAATGACCGCAAATAGAACATTTCAACTTATTAATAGTGACACTGATTGGGAAGAGATACAGGGCTTCAGATTTACATATACTTACGATGGCGACTTCCAAGGTTGCTTATTTAAAAAGAACGGTGTCTGGGGAATTCAAGCTAGGAACGATGGGTGGAATGGAGATAAAGTAGATAACGATACGATGAATTCATTTACCTCATTTCAAGATGCAACAAAAATCACAAATGCAATTGGTTCAGGATTGACTGTAGATCATGCAGGTATAATATACAATCAACAAAGTCCTAACTCACAAAAGGTAGGCATTGTACTTCACGTAAGATAATGGCAAGCTATACAATAACAATATCCTCAGAGGAAGATCTGCAAGAGTTTTGGTACGATGCCAGCGCTCCGAATTTTTCTTTTTCTTATAATGAGCAGTCTTTAGAAGAGTGTTCTCAACAAGGAGATGGGACTTGGACAGCAACGTATGAAACAATAGAGCTAACTGAGATAAGCACGTTCACTTATCTTGTTGATGGCTCTTCAGACACAACGATTACTTTATATCCAGGAGAGTATGGCGTAAAGCCTTGACATTAGTCTCACTAAAACTCTTATTGTTTTGTTTTTATATTTGCATTTATGAAATGTAAAAAATCTTACAAATCTGGGGGGAAAACTCCTGCATGGACTAGGAAAGAGGGGAAGAACCCTTCTGGAGGCCTGAATAAAAAAGGTGTTGCTTCATATCGACGAGCAAATCCTGGTAGCAAACTTAAAACAGCGGTTACTACAAAGCCTTCTAAACTTAAAAAGGGAAGCAAAGCTGCATCTAGAAGAAAGTCTTTTTGTGCAAGAATGACAGGCATGAAGAAAAGAAGAACTAGCGCTAAAACCGCCCGCGACCCAAACTCACGAATAAATAAATCACTTAAAAAGTGGAACTGCTAATGATAAACCCTGACGCCCTTACACAGTTTGAGCTGCTTACTATGGTTGGCGCCTTAATAGGAATGTGGTTAAAATTTCAAAACGATTTTACGACCTTGAAGTCTAGAGTCAAGGTTTTGGAGATGGATCACGGCGATCTCAAGGCAAACATTGAAACCCTGCTTAAAGAGCTTCAAGAGATTAAGCTTTTGCTTGCAAAAAACCAAGTGCAGTGAATGCCGTCAAGAAAAATAAAGGTGGCAAGCTTGATGTAAGCAACAAAAAAGTATCTGTACCTCCTCCAAGCGGTTATCACTGGATGGAGGATAGAGGTAGGTATTTCCTGATGAAAGGGGACTACAAACCTCATCCTGGGGCAGTAGAGAGTGCTCACTTTAAGATAGTAAATCACTCATGAGGGTAAAGAAGTACAAGAAGGGAGGTACCGTCAAGGACGCTTGCTACCACAAGGTAAAGGCTGGCGAAAAGGTTTTCCCGTCAGCATACGCCAGCGGTAGGATTGCTAAGTGCAGGAAGATGGGCGCTTCAAACTATGGTAAGGGCAAAAAGAAAAAGTAATGGCAGTACGCAAGACTGAGAAGGGTGCAGCCCTGAGAAGGTGGTTTAAGGAGGAGTGGAAGACCCCGAAAGGCAAGGAAGGGTACAGCGGATCTGACAGGACGTTTCGCCCTACAAAGCGCATCAGCAAAGAAACTCCTACAACTTGGTCAGAGCTAACCCCAGGTGAAAAGAGAGCGGCAGCCAAGGAGAAACGAGAAAAGGGTAGGGTCTCTAGATACAAGAAAAAAAATAAGACTGCGCCAAAAGCCAAGTCGGGTATGAGAGTTATCAAAAAATAACAACATATATTTGCAAAAATAAATAACTAAAAATGGCTACCACAACCGCAACTCTTACGCTTAGCAGTGCTGACCTCACTGGAGATGCACTGTCGCTCTCAACGACCGCTACTCTGACTCAAGCGGGCAACACCACTGGCTTGGATCAGACAACAGGTGTGGCTCGTAAAACTTATGCAACGGCTCAAACGGCTGCAAACCTCTTGGCTGCAGCTGACTACAGTGACGATCTTGCCCATAAGGTTTATATTAAAAACATCAGCACCAATGCGGCTGAGTTCATTACCATTGAATTCGATGGAGCAACTGATGTACTTAACATGGGTCGTCTTTATGCTGGAGACTGGGCTTTCTTCCCTTGGGACGCAACTACTGATATTGATATTGACACCTCAGCAACGAACATGACTGTTGAGTACGCAGTAATTTACCAATCGTAATGAATAACGTCTTTAAGCTTGATTCAGCAAACGAAGCAGGCGGGTCGTTTCATCTGTTTATGTAAAATCAATTAATTAAATACAATGGAAGATAATAACAATACTGCTCCAGAGCAGACCGTGGATCAGGCATCTCCAGAGCAAGAGACCCAACCGATTCAGTTCTTTGACAATGTTCAAGATCTGGCTGAATCAATGAGTGAAGCTCCTAAGACGTCAATTTCTGATGCGTTATCAGATGAGGTGGCTCCACCAGCAGAAGCTCCTACGCCCGAAGAAATAGAGGCCTCTCCATACACAGAGGAACAAGTCTTGGGTCCGTCAGAGCAGAAACCTGAATCAGAATATACACAAGAAGACGTAGAAAATGCGGTACTGAATTATATGAGCGAAAGGCTCGGAGTTCAGGTCACCAGTTTTGACGACTTTATAGATGACGGAGAGGACCAGGGTGTCTACGAAATGGACGAACGAATTCAAGCTATTGCTAATTTCGTTGAAGAAACAGGTAGAACTCCTCAGGACTGGTTTGCATATCAATCGTTAAACCCATCCGAAATGGATGATTTTACGGCTGTTCGTGTAAACATGGCTTCTGAATACCCAGGACTCAATGTTGATGAGCTTAATACGCTCATATCAAGTAAGTACAATATGGATCCTGACTCTACTTCTGAAGAGCAGGTCCGTCTTGCACAGATCCAACTTAAAGCTGACGCAACTAGAGCCCGACAGGCGATTGAAGATATCCGAAACGGATACGCCGCCCCAGAGGTTCAACAGCAAAGCGTTGATGAAGATCGATATGTAATTGACGATAACTGGGTAAGTCAAATGTCTCAGGAAGTCGGTTCTCTTACTGGGTTAGAGTTTGACTTGCCAAATGGTAAAACTTTTACTTATGGTATTGATGACAATTACCGAAGCCAACTCGTTGATCGGAACGCCCGTATTGACGAGTTTTTTGATTCGTATGTTGACGATAGCGGCCAATGGGACTACGATAGCCTGGCCTCTCATATTACTGTAATAGATAAAATCGACGAAATTGTCGGGTCAGTCTATAGACAGGGTTTGAGTGATGGCCAGCAAGGCGTAGTACAGAACGCGGCTAATGTTAAATCGAATCAATCTCCGAAACAATCGGAGAAACAAGAAAACCCACTCTCAGCACAACTTAGACAAATCGTTGGGGGAGGGGATAACAGTCTTATGACATTTAACATCTAAAAACTAAAACAATGGCAACTATTGGATTGGGGAGCGGCGCATCGACTGCGCAACCTGGTTTTACAACCACTCCCGACAAATACACAACTATAGACCAGCTTCTGGAATATAACAAGCCCGACAATCGGGATCTTTTGATTAAAACCTACGGTGATCAGGGTATCACGGGGTTTCTTAAACTGACTGGAGCTATCAAGAATGGCGGCCAAGCTGACAACATCCAATATTGGGAGGAGCAGCGCCGTCACAGATTGGTTGACATCGGAGCCAATACCTTCTCAGCAAACTCTTCTACTGCAGGAGTGGTTACTTTGGGTACACCACTCACTGGTGCTGATTTGATTGAGCTTCAGACAGTTGTAATGAATGCCACTACTGGAGAGGTGTATATCTGCACCACAGCAGGAACAACGTTTGCTACTCTTAGTGGGGCAACTGGAACAGACTGGGTGGCCTCCGATAAACTGATCATCCTTGGAAACATGTATGACCAGGGTACAGATCAGCCAAGTCAGTTCATGAAAACGGACCCAACTAAGCGTACTAACCAGTACATGATCATCAAGGATCGTTACGAGGTGAATGGTTCTCAGGCTACAAACATCGGATGGGTAAACGTTGGTGGTGACTACCGCTGGTACGTCCACGGTGAGCAGGAGACCCGCAAGCGTTTTGAAGATCGCCGTGAGCTGATGATGCTCTTTGCTGAGAAGACTGGAGCGGCAAACGCTACGATTTCTGGTCTTTCTGGTGCTGTTGGCGGTTCTGAAGGCTACTTCTCTGCTGTTAACGATCGCGGTATTGTTGTGAGCAATGCATCTACTAACCCTCTGGATAGCTTTACTGAGTTCGACTCCATCATTTTGGAATTGGACCGCCAGGGAGCTCCTAGTGAGTACGCCATGTATGTCAACAGAAATCAATCTCTGGCTATTGACGACATGCTTGCTTCGGGTATCGCTACCAACGTAACGGCTGGTCTGGCTGGTCAGTTCGGTGCGTTTAACAACGATGCTGACATGGCTGTACAGCTTGGATTTAAGAGCTTCACCCGTGGTGGATACACTTTCCACAAGCACGACTGGAAGTTGATGAACGACCCAACTCTCTTGGGTGCTTCTACCAAGTATATTGGCGCTATGGTACCAATGACACGGGTCACCGATCCAGTTAGTGGTGCTAAGGCTCCAGCTTTGGAGATGAACTACAAGGAGTCTAACGGCTACAGCCGTGAGATGGAGCACTGGGTGCGCGGTGGCGGTGTTCTCGGACACAATGAGCTGACCGAAGACATCTTGGAAATGAACTATCGTTCTGAGATCGCTTTGGTTACTCGCGCTGCTAACCAGCACGTTATCATCAAGGGCTAATAACTAGGTTTGCGAGGGGAGGCGCTTGGTCTCCCCTCAAAAACCATAAAAAAATAAATCATGGGATACAACTCAATTCTTATTCCTGACGGGGCTAACGAAGCCATTACTACGAGCACCAGCACGGCACCTCTGAATCCTGACGGGGCTCTCGTAATTGAGCTTACTGGAAGTGGCGGTGTGGATGTCGCCTCTTTGCCAGCTCCCAATAAGTACACCACCAAGGCTACTGAAACACCTGCTGACACGACTCCTTACACGGAGCTTAAGACGTATGTCTACCCAGATGTTATTATTGGTCAGCTGTTGTTGGTTACGGCTGCGGCTATTTCAGGTGGGTCTATTACCATTTCAGCTACTAATGAAACTGGAACGGCTGTTACCTACGAATACAATGCTACTGGAGATACTCTCCTTTTGGAAGCTCAGGCTTCTGGATACAAGGTGCTTTTTAATAACTCTGTAACTGTAACGTAATGAAGAAGTTTATTTTTGGAAATAACGTTTTTACTCCACTAGACACTGTCCTTGGCATTGACTGTGGAACAACCGATCAAATACACGTAACCTGTCTTAATCACAATAAAGAAGCTGGAGGAGCGACTGGTGGTCTAAACAACAGCGAATATGTGATTACCGTTACAGCGGGATCAAATATCGAGGTAGCCACTGCTTTGATTGAAACTATGAATTTTGGAAAGCTTGAGATCATTGATCTATCGGCTTTTAATAGTAAGGTTTCTTCAGTCACGTTCGCCGCGACCCCATCATAATGAAGAAGTTTTTTCTGTTTAGGAGGGAGCAAATTACACTGCTGTCAACAAAATCATCTGATGATGGTGTAGGCCTAAGTGTGATTGCCCTTCCTGCAGATAAACTTTCATTTATGACCTCAACACTGGGGAAGGTTCATTTTAACTTTGACGACGCTAGTATATACGACTATGCGACACTTTCTGAAGGAAAAGTAATTGACAAAACAAACATTTCTGTATCCTGCAAAGAAGGAAAAGAGATGAATCTTATGGAGTCTGTCATGAACTTTATGTCTGCTAATGACAAAAGAAACGTACTTAAGTTTGACTCCGTAAAAAAAGAAGCAACTCTAAAAGACGCTAAAATAGAGGGCTTCGAAGATGTGTCCACTATCATCAATGCAACTCCTGTAGACATAGTAACTCAAAAGTCAACGGGGTCTGGAGATAGACAAGTTGGAATTCCAACTGTTATAGCGGACATAGATTTTCTGTCAGAACAAAATGTCCCAGAGTTAGATTTCAACGAAGTCAACCTGCCCTCAAGTGCTGGTCAACACATAGCAAGCTGGGAAAACTCTGGACTATTAGGGGCAACCCATAGAGCGTCTGATGAAGGTGTAAGTAATACTTTGACCGTCGCATCGAATTCGGTATCGACCCTGTCAGCAGACATAGTGCCAGGAAACTACTTTAGCCTAGCTAATACATATACATCTGGAGCAGATTATACTATTTACATTGCATTTGGACTAGAAAGCTACGTAAACATATATGAGTTTTTTGGTGGGAGTGAGTGCAAGGGCTTTGCTAATGGCGTTAGCGACATTTTCTCTATTAGGCATAAAGACAGGTTCGGAGCTCCAGCATTCGTAAACACAAACAACAATAATGAAAACACCCTTGAGTATAGGTTCCCAAGCCCTACCCTTGAAACATCTAATACAAGAGAGAAGCAAACAATGTATGTCTTTGTAATAAGAAGAGACAGAGACAACAACATTTTCATGCATAACTTTAGGGGAGATGTAGTAGGTGTTATACCCGCAAAAACAGGAGGATCTAATACAACTAGCGGAAGAACAGACGGTGCCCTAGAAATAGCTTATTTTGCAGGAATTTCTGGAGAATATTCTTTTCAAGGAAAATTGGCTAGATTTGGTGTAATAGCTAGGGATATAGGGGCTAATTCCGCCCGAACACTGTCTCAAAGTCTATACAAAAAATACGCAAACAATTATTCAAGTTTTAATTAAATAAATAATGACACAAACAAAGAGGGCTCCTGGTAGGCCTAAAGCTACCAGCCAAACAGCTTCAAATAAGACTGAAGTAAAAAAACAATTCAAGCGCAGAGTTGATGCTCCTACTCACAAGGTGTACCAGCTTGTTAACGGTGGAGGCATTGTTTATATGCTTCAGACTAAAGGAATCTCCATGTACGATGAGGAGACTGAAACTATGCGAGAGCTTAGGTACTGCCCTTCAGAACACGCCATTTGGGCTGATGAGCAGACGGACAACGCAGTAAGAAAACCGATTCTTTTTAGAGATGGAAATCTTCTTGTGAAGAAGGAGGAGCCAAATCTTATGGCCTATCTTGATAAGCATCCTCAGAACGTAGCCAACGGTGGCAGTACGTTTAAAGTCCTTGACAAGAAACTTGATGCAGAGAAAGAGATGCAAACAGAGTTTAAGCTTCTTGACGCCATATCAATGGTCAGAGACAAAGACATCAATGATCTTCTTCCTGTTGCCGTTTTCTTTAATGTAAACGCGAATGCGGGAAGTTCTGAGATCAGACACAACTTGCTTCGCATAGCAAAAAAGTCACCAGATAAGTTTATATCTGCATTTGACGATCCTTCAGTTAAGGCAAAGTCTCTAATTTATCAGGCAAAAGAATACAACATACTGAAGATTAATGAAGAGGGAGCTTACTGGTTTGACAGTGACAAAATGATTATTGCCAATCCGTCTGGGGCAAACTGTATAGACACTTTAACCAAGTATTGTCTTACTGAAAGAGGATCTACTGTTCTTTCTGCTTTGGAAGAGCACATAGATAAACTTTGATCTATTACTAAATAGTGCAAAGAGAGAGGGGCCAATAGCCCCTCTTTCTTTTTGTATATTTGCTTTATGATTAGTGTTATAGAGATATTTAATGTAGTCAGAGACATTGCAAACAAAGAGCAAAAAGGCTTTGTTACGCCTGAGGTATTTAATACTTTTGCTGACATAGCTCAAAAGAATATCTTTAACGAGATGTTTAAAGAGCTTCTGTTGGGTCAACAGGTTAGGAGGCAGGGAATAGATCCAGGTCGATACAAAGGGGCTAAAAAAAATGTGCTTGAAGATCTATCTAGATATATTCAAGAGCAAGTACTGATCGGAGGCGGCGGCAACGTACTCGCTAATGAAGACGTCACCCCTTTTGATAAGCCGCAAGATTTCGCTAGATTGATATCTCTTAGGACAGAAGCGAACGTGACGGTTGAAGTAATGCAGGACACAGAGAAGGTGTCTAGAATCTTAAACAGCAGGCTGTCATACCCTACAGAAGAATTTCCTGTGGCATCAATACAGGATGATATTAGGGTTTACCCAGGCGGTCTAGACGTTATAATAAGGTATTACAGGCAGCCAACCTCTTTGAATAACGGTGTCTTAGACGTAAATTCATTGCCCACTTACTCTGTTAGTACGTCTGCTTTTGATCCAGGGACTTATATAGTCAACCCTTTAGACATTAGAGATTTTGACCTTCCAAACCACTACAAGAGTGAAGTAACAACAGAGATTCTAAAGCTGATTGGGGTTAGGCTTAGAGATTCTGACATATTTAGCTACACCAACTCTGAAGACGCTGCAGAATGAATTATACTCCATTAAGAAATATTATAGACGACTACATTATTACTCTTGACACTGACGACTTTGCCAGCGGGGGCTCTGATGTAGCAATTAGAAATTTCGCTCTTAGAGGAATAAGAGAGATAGGTTTTGATGTGACCCCTAGAATAAAGTCACTAAAATTACCTGTTACTACTCAAGACGAGGTTGTCCTGCCAGAAGACTTTGTAGACATTGTCAAGATTGGTGTAGTAAGTAGTGACAACATACTTTATGTATTTGGAAACAACAAGAACATAAACAAGTCTAGAAGCATACCTAACCCAGCCGCTGAGGCGGTGTCTGCGGCGGGGCCGTTAGACATTGCTGAAAACATTGTGGCAGACAAGATTGATGACAAGGGTGCAACTCTTGGATTTGACACCTCAACAAACAACAGTTGGGACTCATATCTATTTAGAAATTACATATACGAGGGGCAAGTAGGAATGATGTATGGCGTGGGTGGTGGACACCTGTACGGAGAATACAGAGTGAATCTTGATCAAAATAGGATTGAATTGTCTACAAACAATTCTTTTTCTGAAGTGGTATTGGAGTATATAGCAGACGAAGCAAGAAACACAGACCCCATGGTCCACGTGTACGCCGAAGAAGCCCTTAGGTGCTACATCTATTACAAAATGTGTGAAAGAAAATCTAATGTCCCTGCAAACGAAAAGGCCAGGGCTAGATCTGAGTTTTACAACGAAAGAAGAAAGGCTAAGGCTAGGCTGAACAACTTTACCAAAGAGGAGGCCATGAAGGTTATTAGAAAGAACTATAAGCAATCTCCTAAGTACTAATGATAGACAAGAGGCTTCCTAGATATCTAAATAACTCTTTGGACTCTAGAATAAGAGGTGTCGATGAAATGATCGACGCTTTAAACGTCCTTATAACTGGAGATTCTGGTTTTTCTGCTGACGGAAACACTACTGGAGACGCAGGAGTTTTAAAGCCAATAAAAGGAAACGGAGTTGTTCCTAATATAAATAACTACTTCGAACCTCTATATCAAAAGGTTGTTATAGGAGCGGTAGAAGACGTTAAGTATGGATACATATACTTCTTTTTGTATTCCCAGCTGGCATCAGAAATGGGTGTCTACAGAATTCCAATTATAGGAGATGATGCTGGGGCAATGCAAAGGGTTTTTTCTAGCGCTCAATTTAATTTTGACGCTGACGGCTTTGTAAAGGCCGATATTGTACATATAAATCCTCAGAATGCAAGCGAAGAGGAGAGGACGATATTATATTTTACAGACAATAAGAACGAGCCAAGAAGACTCGATGTAAACAGAGTGTTAGCAGATCAATGGGGTGTTGATTATGATCAATTTGACATAGAAGATGCAATATGCGCCTGCCCCAAGTCTCCAGTTTATCCTCCAACATGGAACTTTACTCTTGATCCAGATAGGGATAAAAGTTTGTTTGAGGGGGCGGCTCCTTTCCAATACGCTTATCAAAATATATATTATAGTGGAGAAGAAAGCGCCATAAGCACGTACAGTACTTATGCTGTTCCTCCGTCTGAGTTGAATCAAGGGAATTCAACAGACATAGTTGTAGAGAATACTTGCACTATAAGAGTTCCAAGAGAGGGATATTCGAGGGAGGTAGAGTACATTAGGCTGCTTGCTAAAAACTTTGAAACAAAAACTTTTTACATAATAGATGAAGTAAGGGCCGACGTTACTGACGGAGCTAACTTCACTGAATTCACGTTTTTTAACGACAGAATACTTACGGGAGTACCAGAGTTTGAGGTGACTAAGCAGTTTGACAACCTGCCTAGAAGAGCTCTCGCACAAACAACTAGCGAGAACCGACTATTCTACGGAAACTACGTTGAAGGGTTTGATCAAATCGAGGTGGACGCAAAATTAGCAGTTGGTTATAGAGAGCGTGGTCAAGACTTTCAGAACTCTACAATAAAGTTAGAGCCCAAAGTTTTTAATGTATCTGACCCTAGCTTTTTAAATCAGGGGGAGATAACAAATGTCGCTTCAGGATTTCGTATTAGTCAGCTGAACTTCCCCGCTACAGTACCAGCAGGAACTATTATAAACCTGAATGTTGTAATATATCCGAAAAAAAACTTTGCGATATACGATGGAAGAACTAGCTTTCATCCTATTCCATTAGAAGGAAATACAGAAAGTATTCCAGGTAGTAATGCAGTTATTGGTGACCCGAATGTTTCAGTGTCTTCTATATATCTAGATGCTCCTAATGGGGCGTCTGATCTTGACGGAATGCCGTCTGTTTTGTATGCTGGATGTTTTAACAATGAACCAACAAGAAATCTTTCTAGCTTTGGAGGCTCATCATCGGCGACATGGCACGTTGAGGCTGGAGACTTAGCAGGGACAGCTGTAGCAGCAGCTTACGGGACGTCTTCAGAAAATGCACTTATGATAAAGGGGACATCCCTTAACTTTTCTCTTTCAGTAGAGGTTAATACCCCCATCACTTCTGCTAATGCAAACCTTCCAGGAATGCTTATAAATGCGTTAACTGGAAATCAAGTTCCGCAGTTTAACGTAATAGAAAACAGCACTACATACTCTTACTCTTACGACCTAAATATACCTAACAAGGCGGTAATAGACTATACAGATAGCGAGTATTCTTTAATATCAGGGGTTGTTCGTGGAGGGTCAAATCTTAACGGAACCAGCACCCCAATAAAGCAGCCCCCACTGGGCTCTATTATTGTAAACTCTGCTGACGTAAACTTTAGAATAGTCAAGAGTGTTAGTGATCCAGTTGCTTTTGTTCTGGACGTAGTAAGCATTGACAATGTAACTACAAAGACCTGTATTCCAGACCTTCTAATAGATAAAAGCAGCTCACAGGGGGAATTAGCAAA